TTGATGGCGAGCAGGATGAACTATCTGATGCGTATATCTGCGCAATAGACGGAAGGATGCCGCAAACCCCAGCCACCGACGCTTTCTTGGCTGAAGTGAAGACTGAAGCACGCAAGGAGGGCGCTTACTTTGTGGCGAACAGAATGCTGGCTGCCTGGGAAGCTGGTTTTATTGATGATACTGCGAAGAACGCCGCGGATATTGCCCGGATGATTCTTACCTCTACTGAGTTTATGGCTAATGCGCCGGAAGGCGATTTTGACCGCTCATTCTCTGATGGCGTTCTCGAAGATATCGCCGAACAGCTTCGAAAAGGAGGTAAACAGTGAGTGAGCCAAAATGCCAAATTAATGGCAACAAGATAGAACCATGTGCAGCACTGGCAAAATCCCTTGAGCATGATGCTGAATACACGACGCGAAAAGGTCTGCTGATATACAAAATCTGGAATGAGAGTTTAACTCGCGGCCCTGATTTGGTGATGTTGCGTTCTGGTGAATTTTCTAAATCACCAGTGCGGGTTTCATTTTGTCCGTTCTGTGGTGAAAGTCTGAAAACGTGGGAGAACAGAAATGAATGAAATTAAAGAAATACCAGTAGTACGTGATGAATATGGCTGCTGGACGCATCCTGAATATGAAAAATTCTGTGATGGTAGAGAACATATTTCAACGGAAGAGTTTAACGCCTGGATGGAGGAAAATAATCTTCAATGGACCATCAGAACTATGGATGAAGATGATTTTAATCTTGATGCAGATGGTCCTGATATTTCCACCTGGGAACCGGAACGACCAGAGGGCGATGGATGGTTTATTGGTTCAATACATGACACCGAAGATGGCCCGGTTTGTGTCTGGTTGCGAAATAAGGCTGAAGCGTAAAGGCGATAAATCACCTGGCAACAAAACACTGAAAATTTAAATCAGAAGTGATTTTTATTAAATCCTTAACCGGAGGGATTCCTGCACCCTCAAATCATCAGGAGGCCGCCCGAAAGGGCGGTAATGAATGGTCACATTATTCAGAAAAAAATATCCACGAAAGAGTAGAACAACAGAATTCCTGTTTCTCATTCTGTTTATCGTGTTGATGATACCGATATCCCCGTTAATCCTGGTCTGGGTAATTGGAAAAATAATTGAACCAGTTATTGAGTTATATACCGATGTGACATGGGAACCATTCAGGGCGCTACACAATAAATTTAATCCGTATAAGGAAAACTGATATGACCACTATTACCAAAGAACGTATTGAATTGTTCATTAAAAATCCGCTTGAAAACGGGCTTACTCGTGGCGAACAAATGGAACTGGCACGAATTGCACTGGCATCACTGGCAGCAGTATCGGATGAACGAGCAGCCTATGAATTATTTATGGAGAAGCGTTTCGGGGAATCTGTAGATCGCCGCAGGGCAAAAAATGGCGATAGAGAATACATGGCATGGGATATGGCGCTTGGCTGGATTATCTGGTGTCACCGCGCCGCAATGCTTAAGGGAGATAAATCATGATTAATCGAACCAAACTGGAACACATTCTCGAATATGCCAGGCAGCAGAGGCGCTTTGGTCAGCATTGCAAAATTCCGCCAGGAGATATGGTTGAAATCGTGGAGATTGCCATGCGCAAGGCTGGCAACTCTCCGGTAACTCCGGATGGTTGGATAAGCTGTAGTGAGCGAATGCCGGAAAAGAACCAGAACGTGCTTATTTCGGTGAATTTCGATAGCTCTCTGGTTGAACCGCTAATATGCTCCGCACGCTATACAGGAAGCACATTCCGGCGAGGAGAAGCAACGATTAAGCCGGGTAATGGTATTGAGCAGGCAACTCACTGGATGCCGCTACCGGAGCCACCGCAGGAGGTGAACTGATGAAAAATGAAGTCGACAATGTTATCACCCTCGTACAGCCAAAATCAGAGGAGGAAGGACTCCTCAACGTTGTGATAACCGACAGAAAAAGCGGCGAGCAAAAATGCTGTCAGCATATTCGTACAACAATTTCAGAAGTGAATCGTACGATTACCTGCAAACGGTGTGGATTAGCTTTAGATCCGTTCGAGTTTATTCTCGACCGTGCGAGAAACGGTGAAAACATCGTGTCTGAGATTAAATCACTCTATGCAAAGCGGGATGCTCTTCGTGAAGCTGTGGCAAAACTTGAACGTGAAGAGAAAAACGCCAAAGCCCGGTTACGAGCAGCCAGGACAGCAATACTGTATGCGGAAAATGACCTTAAAAATATTGAGCAGGAGGTGAATCGATGACCTGGCCTGAAGCATTCACAACGGTAGGAATTGCAATGGCGGCGGCGCTGGTGGTGTATTCGATTTGCCGCTGGATGTAAGGTATTAAAAAAACGCCCCGCATACAGACGTTGAGCGCCTGAGATGTGGGGATAGGGAGTTAGTTAAATAGTTATACAACAATACCTGATTTTATATTGAAGCAAGAAATAGGTTGCTACATATTGAATCATGCGCGTGTACGTCAAATATGGGAGGTCATCGTGCTGGTTCTGAAATGTGCGCTGGCTGTTGCGGCAGTAATGGCAATTTATTGTCTTGTTATCGTTCTTATGAATCACCTTTCTGATTGATTTCATATTGGCGAGGTGATGGGAGTTAAGTAGAATTGCTGCGGGTGCTTGAGGCTATCTGCCTCGGGCATGAACACCAACGGCAGATAGAGAAAAGCCCCAGTTAACATTACGCGTCCTGCAAGACGCTTAACATTAATCTGAGGCATATCTGTATGCGACACATAAAGATTAGCCTCTTAACAGTAAGAAATCAACTAACAGGGGGCTGTAATGCGAAGGAGCTATGTGTTTTGTCTGGTGGTGGTTTGCATCACCATTCTGATATTTGTCTGGATGGTTCGCTATGCGAGCTGCACATCAGGCAGGGAAACACAGAGCTTTCAGCGTATTTAGCCTACGAAGTTGAAAAACGTTAAGAGCTACGGCGGGGAGCAATTCCCGCCACTCTTTAAGTTGTCAGGTATCCTCAATGCACCCGCACTTAACCCGCTTCGGCGGGTTTTTCGTCGCATTATGAGGTTGTAATTTTAGCTACCATTAGACTATCCTAAGGATCTCAAACAGATCTATTTTGCATCAAATTTGGTGCATGGCTTTGCCAATAATCGGAAAACAAAAGGACTCATTAGTATGAGCTGCCCACTCAAAAAACACACGCGGTTGAGTATTCCGCCTCGCGATAAAAGCGTTGTGGCAGTCCCTCGCCCAGCGATTGATGAAAACTGCGCACATCGTGAACAAGTGAAAAATGCTTTTGACTTCGGTTTTTCTCGTTATGAGAAAGCCATGGAAGACCTCTCTAAAGTGTAATAGATGGGGCTGTACTCCATGGCTGAGATTGTTGAAGGTGTGCATTACCTTACGGTTGATGATCTTGTTGAAATCAATTGTTCCCTAATTGAATTACAGACGCCAGATGAGCCCGTTGGTGTTCTGAGTCCAGATAACTTAAGTTCTTCTCAGGCCCGTCCCAGCATGGTTCGATGGTATGAACAGATCAATGACATGTTTGTACTGGCATCGGCATTGATTGAAAGTCTGATTCAGAATCATCCGTTTGCTAATGCGAACAAACGAACAGCTATGATGGCTGGTTACGTCTTCTTGTTGTTGAATGGCTATGAGTTAACAGCACCAGGCGATGAAATCGTGGAAATGGCAGAGGGACTGGCCTGCAAAACCTATACTCGAGAAGATCTCGAGAACTGGTTGTGTTATTGGTCTCGCGCGTATGACAGCCGGGAATTATGTAAAACAGGCGCAACTATTGTTTTGTATGAAACTATCAAGCTAAAAATAGAACAGCAAAACTAAAGGTGCTTCCAATGAAAACCCGCTTCGGCGGGTTTTTTGTTGTTTATTTTCGGTGAGTATGATGCATCTGGTTGTACTGATGTGGCTGGCTGATTCTGTTATTCAGGTGGCTTATTGCTGTTGATTGGTATGTCTTCACGGCTAGAATCGAGGATCTTAAGTAGCGCGCAGGGAGAAGAGGGATGGACCCCTTAAGGGGAGGTGTTTAAAGTTCACGGGATTTTGGTTATGAACGATAAGGAATTAATTGCTGCGCTCTCTGTACCTGGTAATTATGAAGTAATAGTTCTTGAGAATGGTGAATTTATCGTAATGCCATTGCCACCCGATGTTATTCTGATCACCAAAGAATCGCATGCGGATTCGGTCAGTCACTTCAGCATTAAGAAAGACTAGATTATAATGCCGTAGTTAAAGCCAGCCTGAACAACTGGCGTCTGTCGCACCATTACGAGGATAGTAGTGGTGCATTACAAGAAAATTAACAATTCTGATAATACAGCCGTCTTTGCCAGCAGGCACGGGCGGCGTTCTCATGCATTTAAATCTGACTGGTTCCAGCATGATCCATGCACTGAAGAACAGGCCGAATGGCTGATTCAGAACTATCGCAGACGTGGGTATGAGTTTAGGAAAGCCCTCAGCCTCGATTATCGTCACTGGATAATCTACGTCAGGCTCCCTTATTCCGAACGCCCACCACGCCCGTCCCGCACATTCCAGCAACGGATCTGGAGGTAACGTGCGGGTATTACTTCGACCTGTTCCGATATCGGAACTCGGGCTGGTGGTCCTTAAACCAGGCCGTGAATCCATGCAGGTATTTCATAACCCTCGAGTGCTGGTGGAGCCGGAACCGAAAAGCATGCGAGGTCTGCCATCCGGAGTCGTTCCTGCCGTTCGCCAGCCGCTGGCGGAGGATAAATCATTACTGCCATTTTTCAGCGATGAGCGGGTGATTCGTGCTGCTGGCGGCGCTGGTGCACTGTCTGACTGGCTGTTGCGTCATATCAAATCCTGCCAGTGGCCTCATGGTGACTACCACCACAGCGAAACCGTCATACATCGTTACGGTACCGGCGCGATGGTGTTGTGCTGGCACTGCGACAACCAGCTGCGTGACCAGACTTCCGAATCACTCGGGCAACTTGCTCATCGAAACCTGTCAGCATGGATGATTGACGTCATACGCCATGCAATGAACGGCACGCAGGAGCGGGAACTGTCGCTGGCTGAATTATCCTGGTGGGCGGTCCGCAATCAGGTGGCGGACGCGCTACCGGAAGCGGTATTACGTCGTTCGCTGGGGTTGCGTGCGGAAAAAATCCGCTCAATGTACCGTGAAAGCGACATAGTACCGGGAGAGCAGACCGCCACCAGCATACTGAAGCAGCGCACAAAAAATCTTGCGCCGCTGCCTCACGCCCACCAGCAAAACCCGCCACAGGAAAAGACGGTGGTCAGCATTGCCGTTGATCCGGAGTCTCCTGAATCTTTCATGAAGCGACCTAAACGTCGCCGTTGGGTAAATGAGAAATATACGCGCTGGGTAAAGACACAGCCGTGTGAGTGTTGTGGTAAGCCAGCCGACGATCCCCATCACCTGATTGGTCATGGTCAGGGCGGAATGGGAACAAAATCCCACGATATTTTTACGCTACCGCTGTGCCGGGAGCATCACAATGAACTTCATGCTGATCCGCTGGCATTTGAAGAAAAGCATGGTTCCCAGATTGATTTAATTTTTCGTTTTCTTGATCACGCCTTTGCAACCGGCGTGCTCGGGTAAAAGAGGTTACTGATGCGTATAGAGTTTGTTTTGCCTTACCCACCGACAGTGAACACCTACTGGCGGCGTCGTGGCAGCACATATTTTGTATCAAAAGCCGGTGAGCGTTATCGCAGGGACGTTGCGCTTATCGTTCGTCAACTGCAATTGAAATTAAATCTGTCCGGAAGGCTGGCGATAAAGATTATTGCAGAGCCGCCGGATAAGCGCCGTCGTGACTTGGACAACATTCTGAAAGCACCACTGGATGCACTGACGCATGCGGGGCTTCTCATAGACGACGAGCAGTTTGATGAAATTAATATTGTGCGCGGTCTTCCTGTTCCTGGTGGTCGGTTGGGGATAAAAATCACAGAACTGGAGTGCGCATGAATAACCAGTATTTACAGTTTGTTCGTGAGCAGCTCATTATCGCCACCGCCGATTTGAGTGGGGCAACAAAAGGCCAGCTTGAAGCCTGGCTGGAGAATGCCATGTTCGATACAGGGCGTTACAGGCGTAAAAAAATCCGGTACCGCGATGAAGTGACTGGAAAAATGATCACGCGGGATAATCCACCAATCCCGGGGAAACAATCGCTGGCAAAGGGGACGTCAATTCCTCTGGTAAGTCAGGTTGAGTTTTCGACATCATCATGGCGACGGGCAGTTCTGTCTCTTGAAGAACACCATAAAGCCTGGTTGCTGTGGTGTTACAGCGGCAGCATTTGCTGGGAACACCAGATTGCGATAACACAGTGGGTGTGGAATGAATTTAACGCCCAATCCGGTACCAGAAAAATTGCAGGGAAAACGCTGGAGCGCCTGAAAAAATTAATCTGGCTGGCGGCACAGGATGTGAAGAGTGAGCTGGCTGGGCGTGAAACTTATGAATATCAGGAGCTGGCATTACTGGCGGGAGTAACAACAAAAAACTGGTCCAAAACATTTACTGGTCACTGGGTTGCAATGAAACACATTTTCCACCGTCTGGATAGTGAGGCTTTATTGTTTGTGATGAGAACACGTTCAGAACAAAAGGCGGCATTTTCAAAGCAAAGTGTTGCAAAAGTAGATTAAAAGGCATATATTTCGTGCAAATCTGATATTTTGCCGATTTTGTACACGATGGCAAAGCAAGCAAAACCCGCTGCCGAGCGGGTTTTTTTATGTCCGCAAAATGGCGTGGAAGAAAAAATTAATCAGATTGTAACTGAGATAAAAAACAATCGTTAAATATGCATTTAATAATTTCTTTATTTCATAAAAAATAAAAACATATATGTATATTTACAAATCTTGATGTGATTTTCCATTGAAAAGAGAGCTGGTATTATTAATATCGGTCCCCGGTTCCGAAGGGGATGTAAGCGCGGTCATTTTTATTTCTCTTGAGGAACCAGTGCCGACTTAGCTCAGTAGGTAGAGCAACTGACTTGTAATCAGTAGGTCACCAGTTCGATTCCGGTAGTCGGCACCATATGCGGGTATCGTATAA